TTATAGTAATTTTTTTACTGAAGTCAATACCATCTTCATTTATTATATTATCCCCAGCATCTACTGAAGTACTATCTGTTCCATCTAATACCAACTCTCCAGATATAGTTTCGTCATCTAATAAAAACTTATCACGAGCATCAGTTCCGTCTGCATCAGTTCTTTCTAGTAAAAGAGTATTACCAAATTCTTCATTTGCAACTAAATCTCCAGCATCTGCACTAGAACTATTCGTTCCATCAAGAAGTAAAAATTGATTTCCACCATCAAAGTTTTCACGATATCTATCTAATTTTAATTTATTGCCTGCACTTAAAGCTTGAACTAGTTGACTTAACCCTAAATCAAAATCTTCATGGACTAAGAAGCTTTCATCTTCAAGTTGTATTCTATCAGTTGCATTATCAGCAGAACCACTCTCTACTAAAACAAATGCATCAAATCTATCTGTTCCATCTAATACTAAATTAGAACCTTCGTCTATTATTTGTGTTTCATAAGTACGAGTGCTAATTGAATTAGTCATATCAGCATGATTTCTTGCATAATAAAATAACTCTGGAGCTCCAGATGCAACAACAATTTGTACAAACGCACCAGCTTCACCAACATCAATAGTTGCTACTGAAGTTGTAACTCCTGTTGTATAAGCTACTCCACTATTGTTTGTACCATCAGATGTTTCAGAAAATTTAAGTTCGTAATTGTTTGTGGATACCTCTGCATATAATGAAGAATCAGATAAATCAAAATAGTATGTGTTGCCTTCAAATAAAACTAAAGGTGGTTGTATCTCATCATTGAATGTATATGAATATGTAATACCATCATCATTTAAAATTGCTTTAACTTTAATTATGAATGATTGTGCAGCTGGTGTAAATATTGATGTGCCATCAAGAATAATATCCTCAGCATCATCAAAGTCTTGTTCGTCTTCTAAAAGAACACCCTCTGGTGTTTTAATTTCAGTGCCCTGTTCTAATTCAATTCCTTGATTATTATTTACTCCATCAGTTTCTTGTGTTACTCTTACAACATCTTCAAAACTAGTATCAAGGACTTGTGTAGAGGTATCAAATCCTATAATAGTTCCTGTATGACTTGTTAATGTATTTCCAGCAGCAAAAGTTCCAGTTACATCTTTAAGAACTAGGTGTGCTGTTGGAAATATTTCTGGTGGATCAACAACTCTATATCGTAAACCACCATCAGTAATATTGAAAGATTGAGCTGCGCCAATATCAGTTGTAGTTGCGATTAATTTTGCACCAGTGCCAGAGGTAGTTTTTGAAACACTAACAGTTGGAAGTTTAGTATAGCCATCTCCCCCAGTGGTGAATGCTTTAATAATTTGACCTGCTTCAGCTTCAGTTGCAAAAGTAGAATTTTCTAAAACAAAACTATCAGCCGCTGTTTGATATGTATCAAGAACTTCTTCTTCGTCATTTGTTAAAATATTATGATTAGCATTTGTACTATTTGCATCTGTAGCATTTAAAACTAATTTATCATTAGTAGAATAAACATATAGTTGAGCACCAACCTCTGGAATAGCTATAGTAGTAAACTCAAGTGTAGAACCGCTTAGAGTAAAAAGAACTGTTCCATCATCTGCGATTGGATTTTGAATTACATTATCTTTTGTAACTACCAGATCATCATTAGTTGCTGAAACATTTACAAGTGTAAATTGAAAAGTAGTTCCATCTCCTACAAATTTATCATTTTGTTGTTCTTCAAGTGTAATTTCAAAAGGTTCAAATCTAGATACAGTGCCACTTTCTAAACTAAGTCTATCGGTAGTAATATTTGCATCATCTAGTGTACCAGTTTCAAGTTGAAAACCACCACCAACCATACTTACAAAACCAGTTGCAGTTGAAACATTTGTATCAGCACTATTAGAAGTAAATGTTAATGTATCACCCTCTTCATAAAGTGTTCCAGCATCATCAACAATAACTTCACTTACTGAACCACCAACAATACCATCAACAAGCATAATTGCATTTTCATTTCCTACAGCTTGAACTGTGACTGATTCTTGATCTGTATGAAGTATACCATCATTAACAACTGTAACGTCTGTTATAAAAGGTTGTACAGTAAATTTAACAGTCAAATCTTTAGCCGTAGATATCGCACTGATTGTCTCTGCATCTGAAAATGTTCCACTAATTGGAACTATTTCTAGTACAATAACAGAGTCATTAAAGGTATCACTCTTTTGTTGTAATGTTAAAGCACTTACAACTGTAGCTGTTGCACCAGATGTAAGGCCAGTTGCAACTTGATTTACAACTTCCTCTCCATTACTACCACCAATAGGTGTAACTCGTAATGTTGTTTTTTGTCCCCACTCTCCAGCAGATGGTTTCATCATGTAAATGTTTGGATAAAAGATTGTACCTTCTTCTCCAAGTAACATTCTCATAAAAAGTTTATGACCCTCTGACGTTCCTTTAGCTGCATATAAATCTTTGATATTTTTTATTAATTTTCTTTTATCAATACCATCTGCAAGTTCTTCTGGAATTGCTTCCATAAACGAGTCTCGCATTTGGTCTAAGAAATCAAACAGAGTATTATCTACATTCGCATACTCAAGCATTTGTTGAATATTTTGTATTGGGTTTCCACGATACTCAACTATTGTTGCAGTAGAACTAGACGTTGCACCTGTAACTGTTTCTCCAGTTTGAAATAGTTGTTGTCCACTAATATAAACAAATCCATTCCTAGAATCTTCTACCAGTACAGTTGCAGTTGCACCAGTTGTTGATCCAGTAATGGTTTCTCCATTTACAAACTGACTTAATGTGCCTTCACCTCGTTCTGTAACAATTCTCTCTCCATCTGATTCATCAAGAATATATGCAGAAGTATTTGTTTCTTGTGCAATATAATTAATTGTTTGTGTAACAGTTAAACGACCAGCTTCAAGAAACTGAAAATAATCTTTTACAAAATCTACGAATACTGGATGATCTGCTTGAACAAAATCAGGCACTTGTCCTTCAATAAGAGGAGATACCTTTTTAAGAAATTTTGATTTCTGTTCAGTCATTTATTAATACCCAGAACTTGATGAAGAACTAGAACTTGATGAAGAACTGGAACTTGTTGAAGAGGTTGTACTAGATGAAGCACTTGAAACAGCACCAGTGGATGTAGAACTTGTAGCTGTAGAACTGGTTGTTGGTACAGATGTTGTCGTTCCACCAGTTGCAGTTTGTGTTGTTATATAACCCACACCTGTCGTTGCTGTTGCATCAACTGAAGCAGTTACTTTAGTATTAACTAAATCTATCTCTAGTATTTGATTTCTTACAGGAACAACATCATAAGAGTTTGGTACGACAGTTATACGAATCCTTGTTGATGCAGCTCCGTCAACATTTTCTATTCCAGTTATAATTATAGCATTTATCTTAATCGTTCCATTTGTGTAATCTATAGTACCAGCAGTAGAATCTAAATAAGTTCTAACTCCTCTTACAAGATAATAAACTCTAAGATTTCCAATTCCATCATCATCAAAATAATATGTTGTAGTTGTTATATTATTTAAATAAAATCCTGTTGATGCAACAATACCACCAGATGATGCGTTATGACCAGAGTGTGGATAGTAAAGTGGATTACTAAAATTAATCGTGTGATCTTGAGATGTACTTAGTGTCGGTGTAAAAAATTTACCCATGAGTACAGTTGTAGTATTATTTAAAATAGATGTATCTGTATTGTCGATTAAAGCTAATAATTTAGAATGTCTAAATGGTGAGTTAAAATTTTGTAAATCTGAAGTACTATAGTCAGAAATAGTTGTATTAACTAAAGATGCTATCTCACTTGCTGTAGATGTTGTTGCTGATGAATCATATTGAATAGTGGTTGTTAGTATAAGAAAGGTAGTTTCATTATCTACAACCACAGGAGTTACAGAAGCAACTTTGTATGGTGCTAGTCCAGCTACTAAATTTGATTTTTGTACAGAAGTTAAGTTTTGTCCAGTAGTAGATTTAATTGATATAAAAACTTTTCCATATTCTGGATTAGAACTTACACCAGTGCTTGAATCATAACTTCCATCTTCTCCACCCCATATAGAAACTGATTGTGTATTTGGAAATAATTTTCTTACAAATCCCTCATAGTCTGAAGTAGTAACAGCACGACCTTGAGAAGAATAATCCAGAGGAGCTCGTAACTTTATTGAGTCTATTGTTTCTGCTTCTGAACCACCAGCTGCAGATGCTACAGTTGTTACAGTAATGTTAGTAACACCATCAATTGAGGATGGTGTTGCAAAAGAACTAGCACCATTTGCTAAAGTTTTATTTGTAACCACATATTGTAGTTGAACTATATTACCATCTGAAATACCTGAACTTATAACACCATCTCCAAAGTATACTTCAAATCTTCCTCTTTCTATTTCTTGTAAATAGTAAACAGTACTTGCACCAGTAAGTTGTGATATGTCAGTTGCCTTTGTATAGGTTGTAGTTGTGGTGTCGGTTGCAGAGGCTTGAACTTTTACAGTGAGAGTTGTTGTGTCTACTGCTGGGTCTGTTAGAATAAATCGTTGGTCAACATCAGAAGTATCAACAAGATATTTTGTTGTAACATAAGTTCCCTCATAAATTAATGTGCTGTCAAATGCGACATTGTTTCCTGTATTAGAAGATGTGACATCTGATATTGTTACAAATTGATAATTAGTTCCGTCAACACTTGTTGTAAATACAGTTCCAGCAGGCATTGTTTTAAAAGCCCCATCAGTTGTTAATGCTACATTAATTGTTGCAGTTGGAGCTCTTGGAGAACTGACTTCATATCCTAATGATTTTGCGTGAGATACTACGCTTGATCTAAGTGATGCACTATCTAAAAACATTTCGTTTGCAACCATGTTTGCATTAAAGCCTAAGTAGTGTGTATTGTATGCAAGTGTATCAAGAAGAATGTTCATACCAGAACCCTCAAAATCATAATCTTTGAATTGATTTTGATTTTTCAAAAAGATTTTCAAATTGTCTTTAATATTATCAAAGTCAAGTTCTGTTACTTTTAGTCTTCTATTATTAACTGCCATTATCGTACTCTCTCTAACATGATTGATAAATCAACAAGTTCTGTGGGTTGGTTTATTACATAAAATTCTATTGACACCTCATATAAGTTTCTATCTAAATTTGGTATTGCTGTAACTCCAACTAATCTTGCTCTAGGTTCAAAGTTTTGAATTACATCTTCTATTTTTCTTGCAAGTATTTGTGCTGTTATCGGAGTCATCAATTCAAATAACATATCTCTAACACCAGATGCAATCTCTGGGTGAAAAGGTTTTTCATAATGATTTAATAAAACTAAATTACGAATAGAACGCTTCACAGCTTTAACATCAGTTATATCTTGCACATCAGAGTTAGACGATTTCTTTCCAAAGAATAAATCTAGGTCTGTATATTGTCTAACATTTCTTGTGCTATTATTTTGCGATCCAGCGTCATATTGTGCCATACTTATGGACTCCTAATTTATCTTTTATTTATAACACTAACCACCAGCAAAAACATTAGAACTTCCTGCAGCTACAGAAGTACAACCACTTATTCCATCTCCAACTCTACCACAACCTTTACCATTTACGAATACTGTAGAAGAACCACTTGCAATTGGTGCTGAGTGTGATGGACAAGGGGGAATATTTGGTGGTAATAAATGTCCAGTATTATTATCACCTTGTCTACTGACTCCAATACCATTTACAAACACATTACCAGAACCAGCAGCTCTTGTCATACCAGAGCAGTGTGTTACATCTGCATCTCCAATTCTAGTTACTGCCGGCATATGTTCTCTCTCTTTTCATCAAGTCTTGTAACTTGTCATTAAAAGTATCCATGTATTCGTGTTCCTCATCTGTATGTGGGCCTTCAGGCCAGTCTGGATCAAACTTTATAACATGGTCAAATACCATTGGTATGTCTTCATACTTTGTGTATGTTATAAGTTCGTTTCCCTCTTTTATAATAAATGTTCCGTTCATTTTAGTTCAAATTAATCGTACCAGCATCAACATCAACTTCAGTTGAAGCATCTAAGTCTAGTGTGCCTGTTATATTAGTTGTTTGACTTGCGCTATAAGTTTCTGATACAAGTCCTGTTACAGCTTGAGTAAGTGTATCATTATATGTTTCTGTTACAGCCTTGGTTACTGTTTCTGTTTTAGTATCTTTGTAAGTTTCGGTGACTGCACCAGTTACAATTTCAGTCTTTGTTCCATCTACTTGTATATTCCAGTTACCTTTGATATGTGTATTACAATTAGCATCTATTGTAAGATTTGCAGTTCCTTTTACATTTACAAAATCTGAACCAGCTATAATTTCATAATTGTCTTTAACGATTCTTGTGGTCTTATTGCCATCTTTGTCGATTTCATAGAATGTTCCAGACTTATGATATTCTTGTATGCGTTCAGCATCTGTCGTGTCATCATACTCTTTGATGTGACCAGACTCCGTTTCAAAGACATGGTTCTTTGGATAAACTGCTGCGTAAGTAGATTCTGGTTCTGCCCAAGTTTCTTGTCCAGATTCGGAATCTTCGTCAACTGTATTTGCGATTGTAACACTTTTTGTTCTCCCCTCTTCTTTTAATGCAATTATATTATGAGGAGTTGTCGCTATGTTTTCTGCATCAACATCATTTCGTGCAAGTCTGTTTGTATCCGACTCAAAAAACTTTGTTTCCGTACTGTAATTATTTTCATCTTTATCTGTTCCATGACCAGAAGTAGTAAGTGCTGTAGAGGGATAAAATTTATTAGGATCAGAGAAACCTTTTGTATCGTCTGGAGCTGTACTTGGTTTGCCAGGCAACGTACCCATAATTATAGGTTGTTGTTTTTCTTTTGCATCAGTAAAGAAACCGACAACCCATGTTCCCTCAACTAGAAAAGATGGTGTCTGTCCCAATCCTTGCATAGATGGATTTGTAACAGGATGCATGACAGTTGCCCATGGCAAATCCGCTGTTGGAATGTCATTTAAATTTTCTGTGTGAAATCCTAGACAACGTACACGAACACGACCAAGCTTGTCTGGATCATTACGATCTTCAACGACTCCAGTAAACCAAACAAAACCATCAAGACCCATAAAATAATTTTCAGACATAGTTAGACTCCTTACATGGTTATTTATAAGGAATTATTTAAGTTTCATGTAAGTAAGGTTTGGTAACTTTTTGTCCTTTACAAGTTGTCTTGTTTTCTTTTTTGGTACAGTTACATTATATTTTTCTAGCTCGTAAACGAGTTCTTCGTCATTATTATTTTCAACATATTTGGAAAGTACTTTTCGGGCATCAACTAATTTCAAATCTTCGTGAAGAACTTGCTTAGAGCAAACTCTATATTTGACCAGTTTCTATCTCCTTTATAAGTTTGGAAATTTTATTTATACAAATGAGAATTTGGTGCCTCCTACTGGACTCGAACCAGTACGCTTTAAGCCACAGATTTTAAGTCTGTTATGTCTACCATTTCCATCAAGGAGGCGTATATTGGCCTCTCCAGCAAGACTCGAACTTGCGACCCACAGTTTAGAAGACTGTTGCTCTATTCCAACTGAGCTATGGAGAGATAATTTATTTGATACCTACGTTACTCGCAATCATGATTCGTTTTTCTTCGATATCAGA